CTGCTGAACTTGTTACTACTGCATCACCATAAAAAGAAGCAGTGTTGGCTGTAGTTGCATTATTAGCTTGTAGGGCAAGGTCTGCTTGACTAGCATGACTTGAAGATACTGCATAAGAGGAACTTACTGCATCAATTGCATTAGTAGCATGAGATGCTGTTACTGCTAAATCTGTAATTACACTACCTACACCGTTGTTTACTGAATTACTCTCAGATACTTGGAGTAAGTACTGAAAGGATGATGATATTGTAAGGTTGGTTAAATTTCTTCCCATAGTTATTGTGGATATTGTTTATATCTTTGATCGTATACTCTATACCCTCTTTTAATAAACTCTTGAGCAGTTAAATCTTTACTAAATACAAATCCTGCTCTATACTTAGAGTCATAATTAGGATTTTGTTCGTAAAGCTTATTGCTTTCGTTTAATTCTGGGTAAGAATTTTCTTCCTCGATAATATAGTTGGTTAATCTATCGGCATAGTATTCCATTTTATTCTCTACCGACTGTCTTTTCATATTGTAAATAGATCTATCTACTGATTCACTATTTTCACCACCTGTTGGTCTTATAAGTCCGTCGTTTCTTGATCTGATGTATATACTATCTAAAGCGTAATAATAAGCAGCATAAATCAAAAAGTCTTGTATATAATCGTCAAGTAAAGTCTTATAAGCAGCATTTGCACTATCACCTATTGTACCAGCATCTACTAAATCCATAATCTTTTCATACAGTAGAGTACCTATAATTCTTTGTAAACCTATATCTTGAGATTCTCTTATAGCATTTTTTATAAGAGCACTGTCTACATTATTTGCAATGTCAGTAAATTCTCTTAATTTAGTTTCTGATATTAAAAAGGTATTAGTCATTGCTTTCTTCGTTTATTTGTTGATCTTCTTCTTCTGTTACTTCTACTGAAGTTACAACTTCTTCTTCAACCTCACCATCTTCATATAGTTGTCTGTTTTCTACTCCAATAACTAAGTCGTCGTAATTAACTGCAAGTAAGCTTTCTAAACCTCTTAGAATATCTTGCTGTAATGGAACTATTACTGTATTGTTAAAGAGTAAAAATGCATCGATTACTTCATCTCTACCTCCTAATTGACCTTCAGTCTTAATTCCTAACATCATTGGTGAAGTAATTCTGTGTGCTGTAAGTATTTTTTGTAGTGATATATCGTTTACTGTATTATAGTAATTGTCTGCACCATTTTGTGCAATAGGAGTAATTACTGGTGCATTTTCTGGACTATCTACATCCATATATACTAATGCTCCTGCATTATCACTACCTCCGTAATTAGCTCTTAAAGATTGTTCGATAGCTTCTACATCATCTGGTGAACCATTTGTAAATGTAGTAATTGCTAAAGAAGGAGCTAATCCGTTCTTAATATTGTTAACATGAAAGTTATCTATCTCTGTATCTAATTCGATAACTTTTAGTGCTCCGTTATAGTTTGGTAACGGATAGTATTCTTGTCCTGGTCTGTATTCTCTTGATACAAAGATTTGAGAAGGTTCTTCTTCAGCAGTGTGTGGATTGTACATTGGTAGGTAATGTACGTCTTTGTCACTTACTTTTTTTAGACCTTTCCACTCTGATGAGATAAAGTAACCAGGTATATTGTTTCTATGATCTTTTTCTGCAGCTCTAATGTGTGAGAAGTCAATATGGTATACTTCTGCTATTCTTGTTCTGTCTAAAGACCAGATTACTTCTAAAGCATAACTACCGTATAAGTAAAAATCAGTAGATACTTTAGTGTAAATATCATTCCATGTTTCTCCTTTTTTGTTTGCTCTAGATATAGCTTGTTCGTCAGAAGCTGTTAAACCTCCTCCGATAATTCCTTCTACGATTGCATTTACACATGCAGCATGTATAGAAGATTGATTGTATAATTTGATAAGATAGTCAGGGAATTGGTTATCTTCTCCATAACGAATATACTTACCGTCTTTTCTTTCTTTATAAGATACCCAGTCGTTATTAAACTTTTGGATTCTTTTAAAGTGCATTTTTCTATTAGTATCTTTCATATTATCCATGATATGTTGTATAGGTACCGTCTTCATCTGCACTAGCATAAGACGTAAACGTTGGTGTGTCACTTCCTGATACCCATGCTCTATCTGTATCTAATTTTCTACTGTTAACTATATCGGTTGTTGCATTCCAAGTATAGTCTGCAGCTCTCCAAGTATCTGTAGTTTGTCCCCATGTAGCTAATGTAGCTCCTATTCTTTCAAATAACTCTACTGTATAAAAACCTCCATATTGGGGTACGTTAGAGTTTGCTAAACTAAAGACTAATCTTGGTGTTATACTGTCAGGTGTATTTTGTAAAGTTAGGTCTATTGAACCTGAACTTCTATCTAAATCTTGATTATAGTTTAAAATAAAACTACCCGAGATATTATTAAAATAAATCGAGTCTACTTCCGGCCAGATTGCTATAGTTTGTGAACCTGATGGTCTATAGTAAAGTTGTATCATCTATAATCTAAGTTATGAAAAAAAAGGGAGAAATCCTAATAACCTCTCCCTTATTCTTTCGTTTATGTTTAATTTTGAGCGATACCTGAAAGTGCAGATAATAATGTTCCGTCTGTTGACTTAATTTCATCTGCCGGTTCTGGCTCTTGACCTGAAAATGTTAGTGCGTATCCATTTTGATCACCAAATGCAGTACCTGTAGCACCACTACCTGCTGATAATGACATACCTCTGTATCTTCCAAGAAGGAAATATCTACCCGTATACGGGCTATCAATTCCGTTATTAGTTTCTACTACGATAGAAAGACTAGGATTCTGTGCGAGCACTTTCACCTGATTTCTTAATCCGCTAGCTAACTTGTGTAACGCAATGTTAACGTCTTCTTGGTAAAAAACAGTACCATTTTCTAAGCTTGGAGTAGGAGTTTCTGTCCAGTCACCAACGTTTCTTGGTAACTCGAACTTAAAGAATTCTCCTGAACCCGTAATTCCAGAGATCAACCCTTCTGATTCTTCAGCAATAGTAGTAATAGATCCTGAAAGAATATAAACATTTTTCACGCCTCCCGCCGAATCACGGCATGATAATGAAAATCCGCTAGTTATATCACAGCTCATATGTTTTTAGTTTTTAGGGTTAATAAAAGGGCGGCCGAAACCGCCCGTTATAGTTTTCTAGATTACGCTAGGTCGTTAGATACCCAATATGACGCGTGGCCAATTTGGACTCCAAGTTTGTTTCTTAATCGATATTTGATTGCGTCGTCATCGATCGAGAACCATGTTTTGAAGTTTTCAGTATCACTTAAAAGATCTGTACCGATTACACAGTCAGAAGCTGGGCCGATGATTACTCTATCAGAGCTTCTTAATCCGTAAGTACCTACGATTTTTACGTTAGGATATCCTGGGAAAGGAACTTCCATCATATTTCCTCTACGCTCTACTGATGTAGGATCGAAGTGGAATAAGTTTTGCTTAGTTAAAGCTTGTACGATAGTTTGGAAAGTACCAGTACCACAGAAGATAGTTAAATCTTCAGCGTCTAATACGTTTACGTCTACAAGTGAAATACCTTGTGCTAACTGATCGTATGCGTTAGTAGCGTTGATTGCTGCACCGAAGTCAGCAGATCCTGAAGCTGTTGGAGTAACAACACCTGCAGTTGATCCTGAGATTAATTTCTTAAGACCATCAGAGTTAGGAGTTACAGTTGATCCAGCGAATACTGAACCTGAAACAGCGTTCCAGATAAAGTCGTCGTTAGCTTGTTGTGATTTTCTTACTAAGTCTCCAGAAAGTTGCTCCATAAGTGCAAAAGTCTCTTCATAGCTGCCCTCTGGTAAAGCCATCTTTCCTAAGTACTTGTCTGTTAATAATTGTAAGTTCCAAGAGTCATAAGCTGTTCTCTTAGTAACAGTGATATCTCTTTGAGAGAATACAGCTGATCCTGAAGGAGTAGAAACAGCATCACCACCTTGGAAGTAAGGAGTTACTTGAGCCAAATTCAAAGGTTCGCGGAACTTAATATTCTGCTGCACGCTCATGTACTCCGCAGTATTTCCCACCATCACACTGTCAAGAACGATCTTTCCAGCTAACTGATCTGAGAAATCATTTAAAGCATCTACATTAATTGCCATAATTGATAAGGTTTATTTTTTGTTATTTAAAAAGTTTAAAGTCCTTTCGTATCTGTTTCTAGACTCCTCTCTAACAGGACCTACGTTAGAAACTCCTTTGTTAAAAGAAGCTTTTTTAGAGAAGTTGTTTTTAGCCGTTACTGATTCTGAAGCTGGAGTAGCACTCATGTGCTCTTTCATCTTGTCTTCATGGATAGCAAGTTTTTCTTCGTGCTCCGCATAATGTTTTTCTAACTCTTCGATTCTAGGAGCAATTTCACCCATAATGGCTTCGATAATTGCCTCTTTGATATCTTCGTTAGAATCACCATGCTCTTCCATAATCTCTTCTTCAATGATCTCTTCAGCTAGTTCAGTTTTATCCTCAGTTGCTTCAGCTTCTACTTCTTCAGAAGACATTTCTTCTAATGAACCTTCACCTTCTACATCAGGATATTTTACACCAGTTAAGATCCCATTTTCGTCTACTACTAGTTCGATTCCAGACTTCGTAGTATGACTACCTTCTGGAGCATTAACATGAGTTCCATCTTCAAGAATAACGTGTAATACTTGGCCTACAGCGAAATCGCCTTCAACCATATTAGTTACTTTAGTGTCGTCAGCTAACTCTGCTTCTGCAAAGTTTGTCTCAACCACCTCTTCAGTAGCTACTACTTCTTCGTTAATATTGTTTTCTGGAGCTTCGATAAGCGAAAAATAAGACTTAACTAGTTCTTTAAGAGTTTCTTTCTTCATTTTGATTGAACTAATTAAGTTATTAATTTTGTTTAATTAACAATAAATAGTCTACATAGGCGAAAAAAACAAAAACGCGTTACTTAGCTCGGTATTTCCAAATAAAACCTCCTGCAGATTTTGATTTACCTCTACAGCATAAACCAATATCACCTTTAAAACCTGCATCTACAGCTTCTTTTCGGTTTCTCCAAGTCTTTATGTATTTACCTTCTAAGGTATACTGCTCAACTCTATACTTAGTTGATGATTCTGATTGTTTTTGTTTAATCTTATCAGTCCATTTTTTACCTATACGGCTTTTTCTAATTTTTTCACCAAAAGCTTTCCAATCTATCTTTTTTCTACTGTTTATAAGAGTTTCGTAGTTTTTAGGGTTACTCTTCCAAGTTTCTCCTACTTTTTTCCAATCTGTGTTAGCTATAGCTTTAGGTCTAGATTTTTTATAATCGTGACTAGCAACTCTTTTTCTAATAGCATCAGGAGCTTGAGCAAGAGGTAGTTTCTTTAAAACTACATACCAATAAGGGTCTTGATCTACGGGATACCCTTTCTCTGCTTGTAACTTTAGTTCGATATCACTTACTTCGAATATATCTGTGTATTCACCTAAAAGAATAAGAGTTCCTTTATCTTTCTGCTGTTTTTGTCTTTTAATAAGATCCTGAGTTACCCCGATCTTTATACCAGGTATTTCGTAAAGGTAGTAAATTTCTTGTTGCATGTTAATCTTTTTTAAATTCTTGTTTATAAAACTTCCCACTAATATTTTCGTTTACTGCATTAGGATCTTCTAAAACGTTATGGCAATAGAGAGCCTTGTTCTCCTCATAGGTCATCTCTTTTTTACTATAACACCATTTGAGAATAGTTTTCTTAGGAGAGATCCATTTTTTTACAGTGTCGTTACTTGATTGATAGTTAACCCAATTGCTTTGTTTGAATACTTTTCTTTTTCTTTTGTAGCCTTTAAGCGGCGGCAGAGTCCTGACAGAATATAAATTTTTGCGTCCGATGTAATAGAAAGGAGTGTTTACATCTTCGATCAAATAAATAAACCCTACCGCCGATAAAGGTACGTGGTCAAGTTGTGTTACAGGTTTGTTTTTGTATAGCCACATTATTGCAAACAAATAAATTCGCCTACAAAATAACTCTCGTACGTCTTTTGATCTACTCTTACTTCCTGTCCGTTTACCCTGAAGTAAAAATAATCTCTCTGAGCTATACTGTTGTATTGTACATAACCTCCTGTAATCTCACCACAAATTTCAAGGTCCTCCTTACTACATGAAGTAAAGATTAACAAGATAGTAAACATGGAGAAGATAAACGACTTCATATTATTGAGCAAGGGGACCTGTATAGTTTACTTTTTTAGCTATTTCTTTTAGCTTATCGTACTGTTTTTGTGTAACAGTATCGTACTCACCTTCTAGTATCTGAGTAAGAAAGTTTTTAGACCAATCATCTATCTCTTTGTTTAATAATTGTCCTAAACTATTACTATCATACTTTACTAATAAAGGTTTATCCAGATTATTAGTATCTTCTATAGTATCTTTTAGATCTTTTATAAGATTACTATAGTGTTTAATAAGAATATTGGTTAATAATTTTTCCATAATGTTTATCTATCTTGTTAATAATGGTTAATAAATGTTTAATTTTGTTTACTTAATATAATATAATATAGCTATTTTTTTCCAAACAAAAAACTATTTCTTATTTTTTTTCTGTTTTTTATTCCATTCCTTCATATATTTCTTTCTGTTGGGATAGTATTTGTCATTGAAAGCCATAAGTCTTGCTTGAATATTCAACAACTGTTTAAAAGTCTCTCCTGGTGGTAGTTCATCCAGGTCAAAAAACTGAATACCTTTAGCTCCCCATCTTGTAACAACTCTATTTTCCTGTATAGATTTTATAACCGTATAAGGTGTAGTATTGTATGCTAATCCAGCATGTAATCTACTTTCAAAATACTCTATGGTTCCATCAGGAAGTTTAGCATAACAAGGGTTTCTTCTTTTCTCTGCAGCCTTATAAGGTGCATCGTTATGTAATCCAGTAGACCAAGAGTGTGCCATATTTTCTTGTCTAGTACAGAATTCAAGGTTATCTACGTGGTTATTTGACTTATCACCGTCAAGGTGGTTGATTTCTAACTTTACTTTAGACTTAGGCTTATCTAAAAAATGCTCAGCTACTAAAGTATGAACTTTATACAGCTTTGGACGTTTACCTCTTCCCTTACCATAGGTTCCAAACCTTTGATCAACTGGATAAAGACGATAGTGATAGTAACCTACTGCATCTTTTTGAGGTTTAAGTTCTTTTGCTTTGTGTTTGATAGAAATAACTCTACCTGTATTCGATACTAAGTACTGTTCGAATCCTTCTACTGTTTTAAAAATTTCTTTCATTGCCATGTTTATTATTTAAAGTTAATGTACGAATAAATATTTAAAGTAACAACTCGTACTATAATAGATAGGTAGGAGTTGCCGAAAACAAAAAAAAAGTTTATATTTTTTATTATGGATAAAAGAGAATGTACTAGTTGTAAAAACAAAATGAGGCCTTTAACCGATAAAAACGGTAGGCCTTTTTATTATTGCATACAATGTGATAGGGTAGAAGTCGATTACATCGTTTCTACATAGGAAAAGAAAGGGTCTCTCCTATTTTCGTTTGGTTATAATATCTTTTATTACCTTAAAGATATATCCACCGAGAGCCCCAAAGAATCCAAGCACAAGTGCCATGAAGATATCTTGGTAAGCTATTCCTGTTACTAGTGTGGTGAATACAAATCCTGCTTTTGCGTGTGGTTCCATACTTTTATATATCTATATATACTTATATACTTATATACTTATATATTGGCTAATCTTTCACTAAGGAATGCTTCTATACTAAAGCCCTTAACTACTCCTTCTTTGATCATATCCCATACCTTAGGATCGTTAATCCTATATTGCCCGATCCAGGTACCTTTTGGAAAGTCGAAACCAAATAGTTTTTGTTTATCATGTTCTGGATCTTCTACAATCCAGGTTTCTTCTAATTGACCGTCTACCTTAATGTTACTGTTATGCTCAAGGTTTACTTTATCAATAAGTTTATCTTTCATCATCTTATACGCTATCTTTCTGATAGTATCTTCAGAAAAATATACCCAGTATGGTTCTCCATTTTCATCTGCCCTAATAATAGTTTTATTGGGTATCATGAGCGGGCCAACTATACGCTGTTGCTCGTCATCGAAAGAAAACTTAAACTCTTTAGAAAAAGTAGCTAATGGTTTAGCATCTGATACATTAGCTTCAGATCTTCTCTTTTGATCCTGTAGTAATGCAGCTATCTCTAATAAACCTGCTGTTTTCTTTTTATATACGTATTTTTTTCTCCAACTATGTCTACATCCGAAAGATCCTTTATAAGAAAAGATATCATAGTAACCAAACTCTTGAGAATTAGCTCCATCAATAGAAAGTTTTTGAATATCTTCTTTTCTAAATAAAAGATTAAGGTCTAAAAGTCTTTTACAAAATGTTCTATTCTTACTATCTCTTGGTCCGGCATATTCGTATAAAATCTTGTAGTTACCTTTTGTCTCTGTAACACCTTCTGGGTTAGCACTATTTTTTGTAGGATAACCTGCAAATTTCTCTTGTGTATCTACAATTGCATAGTCTTCTAATAGTTCATCCTTGGAATAACCTACGTTAGAAAGTGTCTCTAATAGTTTCTCTTGCTTATCATCATCTAGGTTATCAAAGAATTTATCCTTTGAGAGAGACTCTCTTTCAATTTGGTCAAGTTTACGTTGTGCCCAAGCAATACCTTCATCACCACCCCATCCTAAGTAAGCTACATATCCTTTATCTTTCCAAGGAGTACCTTTATACTCTTCTGATATCTCTGCATTTCTTTTATGACGAATAAATGCTGCCATACGACCTACAGTCTCTTCACTGATGGCTTCTCTTTTACATAGTTGGTTAGCTCTTGCTAAACCTACTCTTGTCATACCTTGTACTTCATCTCTACCATGCTCGTCTATCCATCTAAGTACTTTACAGGCATTATCAGAAGCTGCTTGTGGGTAATCATCGTAACTTTCAAACTCTTCTTGTATAATACTACCAGATATTTCATCACTATAAGGAGGTAAACCATCTACGTCTAAGTCAAAGGTTTGGATACACACAGCAACAGCCTGATCTTGATCCATACCCTCACTTCTTAGTTTAGGGATACATCTACCCATATAGTCATCTCTAGACTCTCCAGGTAATCTTTCTACAAATTGTTCTTTTACTGCCTGTTTTATAATTTGATAAGTAATAGCATCTTCTATGTTATCGTTATTGAAAGCATAAAAGTCTGCTTCTATAGCTGGATTAGCTACCAAAGCCACTTCGGTAAAACCGTTTAATGCTTCGTCAAGTTCGTCTATTAAGAGTTCGATGATTTTCATATTATCCTATATTTCTTCTAGTTGATAGTTTTGCGTCAGCCTCCTGTGCCGAAGTTACGTTTCCTGATAGTACATAAGCCTGTACCGTTGGTGTTGTTACAGTATTTTGTGGTGCAGTGTTTATATTACCTTGCGGTAAACCTGCAACGTCTCCTATTCCTCCTGTAGGAGCTCCTGGTGCACCTGCTGCTATACCTCCTCTTGGTGCTCCACCTGATGCAGATCTAGTAGGTGTAGATTTGATAGCTCGTACTGCTTTAAATCCTGTAGCTAAGATAGTTGCAACGTTTGCTACTTTAGCAATAACGTCAAAAGGAGAAGGTAGGGTAGACTTTTGTTTTAACGCCTCTGTTACACCGAGATAAGTATTAATAATAGCTGAAGATATAGCTAATGCTTTACCTGCTGCACTTTCTTCATCTAATACTGCTCCTAAGTTACTTAATGTATTAGATACTTCTCTTAATTGAGCATTTCTTAACTGTTCTGCTTCTTCAGCAGCTCTAGCAGCATCTGCAGCATCTCTATCTGCAGAGGCTTTAAGAATAAGGTCAGCAGTTTCTTGAGTAAGTACTGCTCCTGTTATTTCTCCAAGTTTTGTAGTAGCAATTCCTTTAGCTTCGATACCACTAACAGTTACTGCATCTTCTGCATTAGCCATAGCTACCTGAGCGGTATATTCTTTCTCTACACCAACATATTGAGTTTTAAGTTGGTTTAGTCTTTGTTGTTGTTCTAATATTTGTTCGTTTAGCTCTTTTGTCTTTTCACTCTCTGGATTAACTGATTCAGCTAATTGTTCTGCAAAAGATCCATAAGCACCTGTAGCTGAGAATATACCTAATTTAATTTTCTCCCAGAAAGTTACTTGAGCATTTTGTTCTTCTTCGTCAGCTAATTGTAATTGTTTTTGTGCAATTAACTGTTCGGTAATACCTATTTGTATTTGTAGCTGATCTAAAAGCTTTTTATTTACCTCTATAGTATTACCTTCTTGAGCTTCTATAAGTGCTTTTTCACTTTCTAATACTCCAATAATACCTTCTTGAATGCCTAGTTGTTCTTCTAGCTTTGTGTTTTGTTTTTCAACTTCGTTAGTAGATAAACCAATAGCTTCTGATATTTCATCCCAATACGCTACAATAGAACCTAGAGCAACTATAAACAAACCTATACCTGTAGCAGCTAAAGCTACTCTAGTAGTTTTTGAGAATCCTTTTACTGCTACTCCCGCTTTACCTAATAAAGGTCCTAATTGACCAATACCTTCTGATATATCTTTAAATCCTATGGCAACTGCAATAGCACTAGCTGCTTTCTTTTCGAATTCACCAAAAGCTTCTGATTCTACTCCTAAAGTTCCCAATACACCAACTACACCGGCTAAAGATCCTGCCATTACTTTTATAGCACCATCTGCTGCCTGGAATTTATCCTCACTGGTAAATCCTTCTGCTGCTTCGTTAGCTTTGTTTAGTTCTTTAGTAAGCTGTTGAGATTCTTTCGAAAGAGTTTTAAAATCATCACTAGCCAGAGGAACTTTGGCTAACTGGTCGTTAACCTCTTTTAGTTCTTCTTCTAACTGATTGATCGATTTACTTTCGACATCAATGTTTATTTTTATCTCAGTATTTGCCATATGCTAATAAATATTAGGGTTGGTTTAATAAGTTGCTACTATGTAGTACACTCTGTTTCGTTAGACAATACTCCTAATGAACTAATCTGGAATGCTTTATTTGGTGCTCCGTCTCCATTTGTATCGATTCCATACCAATTACCGTCACCAATAAAGATATCATCTAATGCAGTGTTTACATAAACTGTATCTCCGTTAGCAGGTGAAGTAGGGAATTCAAAGTATACATTTTCACTTACAATTTGAGTACAAGCTAATGTACTGGTAGTTTGACCAGATTCTCCATCACCAGGTGCTATACCAAACGGTCCATAATAAGTAGGAGCACCACTTGGTGTAGGAGTAACAGTACTTGTTGGAGTTATAGTCGGTGTTATAGAAGGTGTCGGTGTTACCGTTGGAGTAGGAGTTTGACTTAAACCAGGTGTAGGTGTTGGAGACGGAGTAGGTGTTGCCGTAGGTACCGGAGGTGCAGGAGAATAAGGAGGACTATTTAACTGCCAAAACTTAGGATAAAGTTTTATAAGCTCTACTGTTACTACATCTCTTTTAGTTACGTTAAATCCTGATATCTTATTGATACGATACATTTGATATTTAATCTGTATCCTATCGT